AACCTGACGTCAGGGATCAGCCTGCGGGACAGCATGAACTTGTCGCCGTCGCCCAAGTCGAAGTCGTTGGACTGGATGTAGGACACCATCGGCAGCACGTCATCGTTAACGCCAACCTCGTGAATGTAGTTATACCCAGTTTCAGTAAGGGCATCTGGTGTGTCGTTGTTTGAAGCCAGCGGCCCTGAATACAGTCTGGAGTCCAGCCAAGCTGTACGAGGCATCATGCCGTAATACCAAAGCTTTTCTAAGTAGTTGTATATGACATAGCTGTCGTTTGCATTGGACTGAGCGCTGGGATAGAACCACCAGATTTCGTTCCACTGTTCGTTAGTGCCAGCTACGACTTGTTCCAGTTGTTCATAGTTAAGGTTGCCGAACACATGGTTAAGCAGTGTGCAGTCTAGAGTGTCCACGCGTCCGGAATATGCGTAAAACTTGCCGCGACCCATCCAGTATACGACGTTGGAAGCCGATATCCTTGCACGAGGACCTGCGATGGTAATGTCGGGCGCGTACTCCTGCAGGCCGAACACGTCGGTGGTCCCGAGGAACTGCATGGCATACAGGGTGTTGTCAGTCCAAACCAAGATTTCTTGGCGGGTGGGCAGGGCCGTGACGATGCGCGAACCGCGCGAAGCGCGCAGAAAACCCGCTGAGTTGGTGGCTGTCGGCGTCCAGTCACCCGGTGTGTCTTGGTCAGCCCAACGGATAAGCATTGGGTCGAAGTCGGCTACGCTGGTGCTTCCATACGGAACAGCGCCAAAGGCAATGAGGTGCCTGTCCTGCTGCGACACCATGATCTGCATGATGGCGGCAGGTACGGCATCGGCTACAAAGCCTCCAGCAGCGGCGTAGGCCTGCAGCGACATAGCTGGCGTATTCAACGCGGTGGCCGGGTCTACTATTACACCGCGCTCCCACACATACGCTGCGCCACCCCGAATGTTGGAAAACAGGTCGTTGTCAAAGTTATCAAACCACCAGTCCTGCTGTGGTTCGATGATGGGGGTAGATGCAGGTGAACCCCAACCTCGGCCCTGACCCCACACACCCACACCCCAGCCATACCCGTAAACTAGCGAGGCGCTGCCGACGTGGATTTCAAACGTCATGGTGATGGCGGTGCCGCCCGTCAGGGCCGCAGTCGAGGTAGCAGCTGTGTCCACCAGAAAGGTGAAGTTGTTGGCGTCTACCACGGTGACTTGGTGGCTGGCGTTTATCTCGGCGTCAGGCACGCCGCCTACAGTTCCGGTAACCCCGGAAATGGTGACGAAATCGCCGTCCAAAGCCCCGTGAGGAGCGGTCAGGGTCACAAGGACAGTCTTCAAGCCGCTGCTGACCGACAGGGAGTTGTTGGTGTAGGGGGACACGACAGTAGCTATATAGATAGCCGTGCCGCCAGCGTTGGATACCGTTGAAGTAGCGGAAGTAGCCGCTACGAAAGTAAACCTAGTTGAGTTTACAACGGTAACCTGCGCATTGACATTGATGTTGGTCAGCAGAATGCCGCCAATATTGTCTGCTCCGGAGTTAGATACGCCGGAAATGGTAACGTATTTACCAGTAGTAAGCCCGTGCGGCAGCAGCAGGTTTACCGTCACCACGTTAGACGTGTTTGTAACACTGATCGAGTTGTTGGTTACAGGTGCCATAAACGTGGTGCGTAACGGCGTCACGTCGTTGTAGACACCGCTAAGCTCGATATACAGTTTTCTGTTGGTGCCAGTTGCCAGCATGATGTCGCTGAACGTGGTCACCCAAGAGAACAGGTTGCGGCACACCCCGTAGAAGGGGTTAGCGGAATACTTCTCCCAGCCCCCCAGCTTCTCCGGCAGGCCGCTCCTGAAGCGTATCTTGTCGCACTCCCACCAGCCGCCTTCACCCGAATAGTTGGTGACGTCGCGGTCTATGCCGGGTTTGAACTGTAGCTTCAGGAGGGCCATAGGCGGTGCGCTAGTCTAGGGATTTGGGGTCGAGGGCCAGCACCAGCTGCGAATAGACCAGCACGGACAGGGTTTTGGCCGCGCGTTCCAGCAGGGTGGTGATTTCTCCGGCGGTCAGTTCCGCCTTTTCGTCCGCGAGCTTCAGGCTCAGTTTGGCGAGCTTCAGCTTGGTCCCGGCTTCCATTTTCGCGTCGTCTTCCATCTGGGCGTCGATAGCCATGTAGAGGGCGAAGCGAATGGTTGCGGGTTCACCGTCCGGGTTCGTGATGACGTTACCGGCGCGGTCGCGACTGGGAGTGTTAAGCATCTGTGCTCTCTGTTTCTGTTGGGGGTACCGGGGTGGGTTCCGGGGTGGGTTCCGGGGTGGGTTCCGGGGTGGGTTCCGGGGTGGGTTCAGGCGTAGGCGTAGGCGTTGCCCACGGCACAGGCATGGTGACGATGGGCGGGTTACGCAAGTTCTCGATGCTGACCACAAGCGAAGCGTCCATGGATGCCATGCCTTCCTCGCCGATGGAGTCTTCGATCCATCCAACTACCTGCGCCTCGGTGACACTGTCAAATGGGGTGAAGGACGCCGGGTCAGGAGTGGCAAACCCTTGAGCGCCGTAGACCTCGGAGGAGATGCCGTCCGTGCTGTCCGTAGCCCGGTAGCGCCAGTGTGCGACCTTGATGACGTCGATCATACCGTCGTCAGACGGAGCCACGTCGAGGGAGGAGATAATCCAAGTGTAGGCGATGGTCATGGTAGGGGTCCTTTAGGTGATTGTGACGGTGTAGACGTTGGTAGAGTTACGGTATTTGAGAATACCGCTGCTATCGACCCACAGAGCGCCGCCAGCAGATACTGCCGATGGAGCAGTGCCCACAGCCCCGAAGGCCAACACGCCAGTTGTCGCGCTGGTTGGTGTAGTAGTAGTGCCAAGCAAGAGCGTGCCGCCGGAGGTAATGCGCATCTGCTCGTTGTTGTTGGTGCCGAACAGAAGATCGGAGTTAGCGCGCTGGTAAACGTAAGCAAGCGCCGACCCAGTGCCAGCCAAAAGGCCGATGTTGAAGTTGCCGCTGGCCGCGTTTGTAAACCCTAAACCTGTGCCGGGGTCGTTAACCGACAAAATACTTCCCGGCGAACTTGTCCCGATGCCGACGTTGCCGCCGTTCAGAATGACCATGTTCGCGACGCTCAGCGCTGCGTTAAGGAAGACCGCGCCCGCCGTATCGTAGCCAAAGCCGCCACGTGAAGTCGTGCTCCCGGTGAAGAACCGAATATATGAAGCGTTCACATCGCTGGTCGCAACATACGCGGGCAACGTGTCAGAGCCGAGAACGTGTAACTTTGCGCCCGGCGAACTCGTCCCGATCCCGACGTTGCCTGCAAAGTATGCCCCGCCGTTGCGTCCAATGGCAGCAACGTCTCCCGCGAAACTGCTGCTGAAGATCAGCGTGTCTGAAAGATTGCCCGCCCCGGCTGCCATATAAAGCCGCATGAAGTCGCTGCCATTGGATCGCGTCAGTTGCAGCCCTTGGGTGGCTGCGTCGCTGGCTTGGGCTAGATGCAGTTTGGTTGCTGGCGAAGTCGTCCCGATGCCGACGTTGCCGTTATTGATGATGCGCATGCACTCTAAGTTAGAGCCCGCAGCGTTTGCGGTGTAGAAAACGAGAGCGCCACCTGCGCTGTTCCCGTCGCCCAAGCCCAGAAGTTCGCCCTTGATAGAGGCAAAGGTCGAGGTGTTTGCACTGCCGCTGTAGAACCCAGAGAACGTGAGTATCGGCCCCACGTTCACACCCGCCGCCGCCGTAGACCTGATGTCCATGAGCGAAGACGCCGCGATGGTGTGCGCCATTGAGACGTTCGCGCCGGAAACCTGAAGCAAAGTCCTAGGCGAAGTCGTCCCGATGCCGACGTTGCCGGATGAGTCGATGCGCATCCGCTCAGCAAACGGGCCACCGTTAGTGTATGTCGATACCGAGAAATACCCCGCAAAGTTGCTATCTGTTGCGTTCTCTTTTGCACCGCGTATGACCGCGTAGTTTAGAGGGTCCGACGCAGCTGTCCTGTATTGACCACCAAGCCCAAGTGAACCGCCAACATCGGCCCCCGGAGCCGAGTTAGTGTGGACCATAGCAATTGCGTTAGCGCCTGTAACATTAGCAGCCTCAAAAACCGCAATGCCGCTGGTCTGGGGGTTGTTGGCGTTTTGTGTGCCAGAAAGAACGTGCAGTTTTGAAAGTGGGTTAGTGCTCCCAATGCCGACGTTGCCTGTCGACGTGATGTCAAAAACCGACGCGGCAAGTGCGTCCTTGTAGATTTGGAAGTTGTCGGTGTTGTTGTTGGTGCTTACGTCAGACCCAATACGCCAACCAGTTCCACCGCTGTTGGTAAACAACAGTTGAGTGTTTCTGGTGGTGCCAGATGTGTTCTGGATTTGGATTTGTGCCGCGCCGCTCTTTGCGACGTGAAGCATGGTGGTCGGGTCAGTCGTTCCGATGCCGACGTTGCCATCAGACTTAATCCGCATCTTCTCGGTGCCAGACGTAGACCACGCGATTGTGTCGGCGGCGGGGGACCACATCCCGGTGTTCAAATCCCCCGTGAAGGTGAGGGACGGGGTGGCCACAAGGCCAGCAGCCAGTGCAAGCGAT